AAGTTAAATGCCCGTATGGTCAACGTGATAAAAACCCACCAGAGTTTAAGAGTATAGACTACCAAACGCATTACTGGATGCAAATACAAATACAGTTGTTAGTTACTGGTAGGGAATGGTGTCATTTCTATCAATGGTCTGCACATGGAGAGATGCTAGAAACAGTTTGGTTTAATCCTTTAGCTATTGATAAATACTTACCGGAATTGCGAGCATTTTATGATAAGTATCTTGTGGAACGTGAAGCACCAGCTTGTCTTAAGTATCTGGAAGATAAACGCCAACAGTTGCAATGTGAAGCAATGCTGGAACTATACCTTGCAGCTACAGAAGAAATTAAGAAGCTGGAGGCAACACGCAAAGATATACTGGCTGAGATAGTTACATTGGCTGGTGAAAAGGATAGTGAGATTGCTGGACACAAGCTAACACAAGTACACCGTGAAGGTGCTATATCCTACGCTAAAGCGATAAAAGACCTAATGCCTGATGCAGACCTTACTAAATACCAGTCTGCCCCTAGTAGTTATTGGAGGTTGACATGAGAACTTATAACAGAAATAAGAATGTTTGGGATGCAGGCGTAGAAAGATTAGATTTTATATTTAATAATTTTGAAAGAATATATCTTTCATTTTCAGGTGGCAAAGATTCTGGAGTAATGCTTAATTTTGTTTTGAAATATATGAGGGAAAAAGGGATAACAAAAAAAATAGGTATTCAAATTTTAGACAATGAAGCAAATTATGAATTGTCTGTAGAGTTTATGCACAGAATACTTGATTCAAATAGAGATTTGCTTGAAATTTATTGGTGTTGTTTGCCAATAACGCTTCCTTGCACAATAAGTTCGTATGCAGTTGAATGGCAATGCTGGGGTAATAGAGATAAAGAAAGATGGATACGCCCTATGCCAAAACAAGATTACATTGTTAATTTTGAAAATCATAATTTTCCATTTTTTGAAGAAGATATGCCATACGATAAATTCTGGGATGGATTTTCAGAATGGTATTCACAAGGCAAAACTTGCGCAAATTTAATTGGAATTAGAACTGTTGAAAGTTTAAACAGGTTTAGAGCAATTATGAATCAACGCAAGGAAACATTAGGCGGTCAAATGTGGACAAAAAAGAATACTGAACATTCTTATAATTGTTACCCCATTTATGATTGGAGAACAGAAGATGTTTGGACGGCTAATTATATATATGATTGGGATTACAACAAACTTTACGATATTTTTTATAAAGCAGGTATTCCAGTTCATAGAATGAGGGTTGCGTCTCCATTTATGTCTGAGTCTAAATCTAGTTTAGGTTTGTATCGAGTTATTGATCCTCATACATGGGCTAAATTATGTGCCAGAGTGCAAGGTGCTAACTTTATAGCAACTTATGGAAAACAACTTAATTACAATACTTTTAAGCTTCCAGAAGGCCATACATGGAAATCATTTGTTAAATTTTTATTGGCAACTTTACCGGAGGAAGTTTCTATAAATTTTAAAATGCGGTTTGTTCAATCTATAAAATACTGGGGTAGAGTTGGGCAAACCGTATCAGACAGCACTTTAAAACAACTAAGAGAAAGTAACCGTATAAAGATAAAAGAAAACGGATTAACTCCTCATGGAAGGAAAGACAAAATTAGAGTGATAATTAAAAAATACCCAGACCATACTGATCATATAAGAAATAATAATAGTGAAATTGCTTCATGGAAACGATTTGCAATTACTATTTTAAAAAATGACCATACCTGTAAATACATGGGATTTGCTCCAACAAAAGAACAAGCATTGAGACAACGTAATATTATGGAAAAATATAAAAAATTATGAAAATAATTAAATTACATGAATTAGCAGGAACAGAAAGAGAAGTTAAATGCCCAAAAGGAGGGTTTTTAAGCAGAAGGTTTTTGCTTGAAAAAGACAATATGGGATTTTCTGTAACAAATACAATAATACCTCCAAATGGAGAGCAACATTGGCATTATAAAAATCATCTTGAAGCTTGTTATTGCATAAAAGGCCATGGGTGTATTACAAATAAAAATACAGGAGAAAAGCATAGAATATTGCCCGGCACAATGTACGTTCTTGACAACAATGATCCGCATTCATTTATAGCTTTTTCTACAGTAGAGCTGCTATGCGTATTTAACCCACCATTAACAGGACTTGAGGTCCACAATAAGGATAATTCATATGACATTTAAATCTCCAGTTTATAACGTACTTTGCGTTCCATTTAGCCAAGTAACTGCAAATGATTACAACCCTAATGCAGTTGCTCCACCTGAGATGGCTTTATTAGAAACATCAATATGGGAAGATGGATATACGCAGCCAATTGTTACTTATTACGATGATACAAAAGACATTTACATTGTAGTAGATGGGTTTCACCGCTATTTAACAATGAAAAATAGTGAGCGCATAAGAGAGCGTGAAAATAACATGCTGCCAATTGTTGTAATCAAGAAAGAACTTGGCGACAGAATGGCATCTACTATCAGACATAACAGAGCTAGAGGTTCTCATAATATTGAATTAATGAGTACTATAGTTTCTGAGCTTGTTGAAATGGGCAAAGGAGATGCCTGGATATGTAAACACATTGGAATGAGCGTTGATGAGTTATTAAGATTAAAACAAATAACTGGTGTTGCTGCTTTATTTCAAAATCGTAGTTTTTCTGATAGTTGGGAAGCAGATGAAGAAGAATGGGCTTAGGATTTATCATCCTTGGTGGCTATGGGAGTGCTATAAAGCAGGATTTTATAGCACTATTCTACCTAATGGAAAAACAAAAGAACAGTGCAAAGAAGAATATGCAATTTTTTTATCAGATATTGAGTTGTTTAATTATTCAATGGATGAAGTAATAAAAACATGGAAATATTCTTCAGAACATTTTTTATCTAATCCAAGTATAAATAGAATAGCTTGGCTTGGGCAGTCATCAATGTGTTTGGCAAATAAAATACCAAGCACATTTAAAAGTGGTTTCTTTTTATTAGATGATTATCAAAAAATAGAAGCAAACAATGCAGCAAGGATAAAATTAAATGATTGGGAAAATACAAGATTATATTAATAAATGGAAAGAACAGGGTTATCCAATAGATATCCCTGATGAAGTTCCTGCTGAGTTAATGAAAAATAATTTAGCTCCATCATACAAAGCTATAGCAATAGCTATTTTAAAGAATGATCATGGTTTATTAACGCTTGGCAATACAGCAAAGCCATCAAAATGGTATTCTTTTTTTAAACGTATTGAACTGAGTAATTAATGATTATGAAACTGCGCCCCTACCAATCACAAGCGCATGATGCAGCTATAGGCTGGATAAAAAAATGTACATCACCATGCGTATTAGAACTGCCAACAGGGAGTGGCAAATCTTTAATTGTTGCAGAAATAGCTAATACGCTACATAAGGTTAGTGGTGGCAAGCACATATTGTGTCTTGTACCATCAAAAGAGTTACTGGAGCAGAATGCAGAAAAGTACCGAGATACTGGTAATGAATGTAGCTTGTTTAGCGCCAGCGTTGGGGAAACGTGTTTAAAACATCCAGTAGTTTTTGGCACGCCTGTTAGCGTTAAAAATAAGATTCATCGTTTTGGAGCTAAATTTTGTGCGGTTGTACTGGATGAAGCACATCGTATCACACCAACGGTCAAAAGTATTATTGAATCTTTGATGCTACATAATCCTAATCTGCGTGTCATAGGTTTGTCAGCTACTCCATACCGTCTTGGTGATGGCTATATATATAGGATGGATGAGCATGGTAATGCATATGGGGAAGATAAAGCCAAGAAGCCTTATTTTAACGCCAGAGTGTTTACCGTTTACGCCCGTGATCTAATCCAACAGGGCTATCTAACCCAACCCATTATTGGTGGCATTAACTCTGGTCATTATGATACGTTGGATATGGAGCTGAACAGCATGGGTAAGTTTGCCAAAGCTGATGTTGATAAGGCTTATCATGGCAGAGGAAGGCTCACCAGTGCGATTGTAGGCGATATTGTGTCACAGGCAGTAGATCGTCAAGGAATCATGATTTTTGCGGCTACAGTGCAACATGCGCACGAAGTTTTAGAATCATTGCCACCAGGCTTATCTTGCATAGTTACAGGTAAAACACCAAAGAAAGAACGGGAACAGATACTGCAAAAATTTAAATCTAGGCAATTTAAATATTT